AAGCTAGCCACGCAACCTATTGCCATCACCTCAGTCTGAGGTTTATACAGGCAACGGCAAGGTTGCCTGCCGCGGATGATTCACGCTTGCGTCAAATTCCGTCAAATCGCGAGCAGCGCCCGACGCAACGGACACCGGAAAGGGACAAAAAGTTCCTCGATAAGCTGGCTGCGGGCTACAGCGTGGCCGCAGCAGCCCGGGAAGCCGGCTATGGCCGCCAGCATTCATATGACCATAGAAAATTAGACCCAGATTTCGCTGCGCGTTGGGATGAGGCCGTCGAGGCGGGCACCGACCTTATCGAGGACGAGATGCATCGTCGCGCCGTCCACGGCGTGGAAGACCCGGTCTACTACCAGGGCGAGCAGTGCGGGGTAGCCCGAAAATACTCCGACACGCTCATGATCTTCCATCTCAAGGGGCGTCGGCCCGAGAAATATCGGGACACCGTCGACCTGAAGCACGCCGGTAATGTCAGCCTGTCGATCTTCACGGGCGTGCCTGAGGCGTGACCGAGGTCATCGACCTCGGCTATCGGCCGCGGCAATGGCAAGCTGAAGCCCATATCTCACGCAAGCGCTGGACGGTGCTCGTCTGGCATCGTCGGGCGGGCAAGACCGTGTTCGCGGTCATGTCGATGCTCCACGCCGCCATCCGCGCCGTGGCCAATGGCGTTGATCGCCCCCATTACGCCTACCTCGCCCCCCTGTACCGGCAGGCCAAGGACGTCGCCTGGGACATCCTCAAGGACTATGCGCTGAAGATCCCGGGCACGGTGGCCAACGAGGCTGAGCTGCGCATCGACATGATCGGCGGTGCCCGCATCCGGCTCTATGGCGCCGACCATCCGGACACGCTGCGCGGCATCAGGCTCGATGGCGTTGTCATGGATGAAGTGGCCCAGATGTCGCCGAAGGTCTGGTCGGAGGTCATCCGACCGGCGCTTGCGGATCGGGCCGGCTGGGCCGTGTGGATCGGCACGCCCAAGGGCCGTAATACCTTTTGCGATCTGTACGAGCGGGCGAGGCAGGACGACACCGGCGAGTGGTTCGCCGATCTGCGCCGGGTTGTTGATACGAACGCTTTGCCAGAGACTGAGCTACGCGACGCTGCCCGGCAGATGTCGCCCGAGGAATACGAGCAGGAGTTCAACTGCTCGTTCCAGGCGGCGATCGTCGGCGCCTACTACGGCCAGGATATGGCCACGGCCGACGCCGAGGGCCGTATTACGGTGGTGCCCTACGATCCCGGCCGGGAGTGCACGACGGCGTGGGACCTGGGCATCAGCGACAGCACGTCAATCTGGATCGTGCAGATCGTCGGCATGCAGATCCGTGTGGTCGACTACCTCGAGAACGCGGGCGTTGGCCTCGACTGGTACGCCAAGGAGCTGGACAAGAAGCCCTATCGCTATGGCATGCACTTCCTGCCGCACGATGCGGAGGCGCGTGAACTGGGCACGGGCGTGACCCGGCAGGAGACGATGCGCGGCCTAGGCATCGGCAAGACGCGGATCGTTCCCAAGCTCGATGTGATGGACGGCATCAACGCCGCTCGCCGGCTCATGCCGCGCTGCTGGTTCGATGCGAAGAAGTGCGAGCGCGGGGTCGAGGCGCTGCGGCAGTATCGCCGGGCCTGGGACGAGAAGGGCCAGACGTTCCGCTCGCATCCTCTGCACGACTGGGCCAGCCACGGTGCCGACAGCTGGCGCTACCTTGCGATCGGCCTAGGCGAGCGTGGCGTTGCGGAGCCGATCAAGCGCAGGCCCGACCGCTGGGACGAGGATCGGCCGCGTCGCTCGAGCTGGGCCGCGTGATGGCGGTGATCATCGGCTGTTGCGATACCTGTAAGTTCTTCCAGGAAGTCGACATGGAAGAACGGGGTGAGTGTCATCGCTATCCGCCCAGCTTTATCCCCGGTGCAGACAGTTCTTGGCCGACGGTGAAACCTGACGATTGGTGCGGGGAATATCGAGAAGACAAGGGCGCCGTGGCCGCTGCCTTGGCTGCTGACGAGGCCGCCTGATGGAAGCCGTCCCCGCCGTGCTGACCCTAGCTATCCTGGTGGCTCTGTTGGGTATCGTGGCGGAATGAAGCTGTTCCAGACCCATCGATTCACGGTTGAGGCCCATCGCCCGGCCGAGCTGATGCTGACCATCGGGGACGTGCTCGACGTGCTGGGCCTGCATCAGGTGCGGCTGCTGATCATGGCGCTGCAGGGCTGGCTGGCCCAGCAGGAGGCCACCGATGGCTGAGCCGAGGCGCTGGCGCTTCATCAAGGCAGATCGTCGCGCGAAGGTGCGGCGCATGAAGAACCAGCTGCGGGACTGGTGGCTTGCAAAGCTGGACGAGGTGGAGTCGGCGCGGCTGGCTAAGCGCCGGGTGTATCGCAGCGCTCGTCAGGTTCTCTTGGATTATCACCCGGACATGTTGAAGCAGTGCTGGGCGCCGGGGTTGTTTGAAGATGGCTGACGACGCAGCTGACAACGAAGCTCCCGACGCCACCAAGCCGAAGGGCGACGAGCCCGAGGGTCGGCTGCTGCGGGTCAAGCGCTGGCACAAGGAGAGCATCGGCGGCGTCGAGGACTGGCGCAAGAAAGCCGAGACCGACTACGCGTTCAGGGCCGGCCACCAATGGGAAGAGGCCGACCGCAAGAAGCTGGAAGATGAACAGCGGCCGGTCATCACCTTCAACCGATGTGGCCCGATCATCGACGTGACTTCGGGCCTCGAGATCAACGCCAGGGAAGAAATCGCCCTGAAGCCACGCGAGCGCAGCGACAGCGCTGCGTGCGAGGCGGGCATGGCCTTGATCGAATACGTCAGGGATGCCTGTGACGCCGAGGACGAGGAGACAGATGCTTTTGAAGACCTGCTGATCTCGGGCATGGGCTGGACCGAGGCCTATGTCGATCCCGACAGTTCCGATGTGAAACAGCGCCGCGTTGATCCGTTCGAGATGATCTGGCCCGGCAAGTGCAAGCAGAAGAATCTGGGCGACGCCAAGTACCTGATGCGGGTGCGTGAGATCTCCCGCGACGAGGCTGAGGCGATGTGGCCGGATGCCTCGCCCGGGCAGCTGGATGCGCGTTGGGCCAAGACGGGCGTCGATACTGGCGAGGAAGGGCCAGCGTTCTCTGATCCCGGCTATGACCAGGGCAGCACGCTGCGCTCCGATAGCGACACGGTGACCGTGGTCGAGTGCCAGTGGCGTGAGACAGTGCCGCGGGTGAGGATGCGGCGGATCGAGCCTGATCCGCAGACGGGCCAGCCGCGCGTGGTCGAGAAGGCCACGCTGGATGTGGAGCGGGCCAAGGCCTTCGCAGCCCAAGCGGCACAGGCGGATCCGCCGATCCAGCTCGAGATGAACACGGTCCGCGAGGTGCAGACCTGGCAGGGCTTCTATGGCAGCGTCGAGCTCTCCTACGAGAAGCTGCCGGTACAGGGCGAGGGTTTTACCTGGAAGGCGATGACCGGCAAGTGGGACCGGGAAGACGAGTGCTTCTATGGCCTGTTGCGGATGGCCCATGACCCGCAGCGCTACGCAAACAAGTGGCTGAGCCAGTCGCTGCACATCCTGAACACGACGGCCAAGAACACGGTCATCTATGACCCGCTGGCGTTCGCCGATAACCGCAAGTTCGAGGAAAAGTGGGCCCAGCCGGGTGCGACGATAGCACTTGCTGAAGGCGCTGTGCTGGGCAATTCGCACCAGGTCATCGAGAGCCAGTCGTTTCCGACCGGCTTCTTCCAGTTGATGCAGTTCGCCATCGAAAGCATCCGCGAGGTGACCGGCGTCAACCTCGAGCTCGCCGGCATGCAGGACAACGACCAGGCCGGTGTGCTGGAATATCAGCGCAAGCAGAGCGCCATGACGGTGCTGGCGCCGTTCTTCGGGGCCTTGCGACGGATGCGCAAGGGCATCGGTCGGGTGCTGCTGCGGCTGATCATCGAATACATGGATGAAGAGGAGATGCTGCGGGTGGTTGGCGACGCGGCCGACCAGGAGCCGCAGAAATATCCCTCGCTGCAGCCGGGACAAGAGCAGGGACCGGCTCAGCCGACCCCCGGTCAGGCCGCGGTGGCGGCGCTGAAGGCCGCGGGCTTCGACAAATATGACGTGGTGGTCGACGAGGCGCCGTCTTCGCCACATGCCAAGGAGCGGGCGTGGGCCGCCATCCAGCAGATGCTGCCGATCCTGCAGAGCTTCGGGTCGGCGGTGCCGCCTGAGGTGTGGGTCGAGATCGCCCGTTACTCGCCGCTCCCGTCGGCGATGAGCGAGAAGATCTCACAGGCCATCACCAAGCAGCCCACGCCGGAAGAGCAGCAGAAGGCGCAAGAAAAAGAGCAGATCATCAAGCAGGGTGCGATCGCCAAGGTCTCGAGGGACGAGGCTGCGGCCGAGAAGGACCGTGCGATCGCCGAGCAAACCCGGTCGGAGATTGGCCAGCCGCCGCCCCAGCCTGACGACGGTCACCGCCATCCATCCGGCCCGGCCGGGATGGCTCGTGACCTGGCGACTGCCGAGAAGGAGCGGGCTCTGGCCGAGAAAGCTCGGATGGAGACCAGTCTGGCTCCGTACAAGGCGGCGGGCGAGCTGCTGCGACACAAGCCTGATCCGTTCGTGCCACCACCACCTGTCAGGAGACAGTGATGAGCAAGAAGGCGTCTGAGCTGCTGGACAAGGCCCGTCCCCTGATCAAAGAGGCTGGCCGTGAGGATCTGCTGCCCGACGCGCGCAGCAAGCTGCTGGGCGAGGCCCTGCCACTGATGCTCGATGCGTTGAGCGAGATGGCGGGCGACGGCAAGGCCGAGTCCGCACAGCCGGCCAAGGCTCCGGAGCCAGCGGCCCCCAAGGCGGGCGACACGACCTCGCCCAGCGGCGGCAAGGACGGCACCGATACGTCCGGTCCTGACTCGGCGCTTGTGCCTGTACCAGAGCCCAGCGGTCGCCCCGACCAGCGCGCTATCAACCGTGGCGATCCGCCGTCGCGTTCGACCGGCGAGAGCCCTGAGGACCACGACAAGCGCTGGGCGCATAAGAAGTAGCGATGCTCCTCACCCCGCCGCGCCATCCGGCTGAAGCGCTTGTGCCCACGTCGCAGCATCCGTGGATGCCAGACTGGATGCAGGCGCTGGTGGGCTGGCATCCACAGCCGCCGGGCCTGGTGCCGGTGCCGGAGAACATGCAGGCCCCCGAGCAGGCGTGGCTGGAGCAGATGCGTCGCGAGCAGATGATGAAGGAGATGCAGCGATGAAGAAGAAGGCGAAGCCGAGCAGGGATATGCTGAAGCCCAGCTATCCGGCGAAGAGCCCCGGCGCTGCCATGGAGGCGCGCAAGTCGCAGGGCGAGAGCAAGCGCCGTCCGAAGGGGAGCAAGGGCAAGTGAATCCGCAGGCATTGCAGATCCAGTTGCTGGAGCAGCGCGTTGCCGAGCTGGAGCGCAAGCTGCTGGCGCTGGGGCTGCCGGACATGCAGACGGTGCCGGTGCACGGCGTGTGGACGTCAGGGCGGCAACCCACGTTGGGGACGGGTGCTCCCGGCTATCTGGCGCAGCAGGGCATGACGGCACCTGTCGTCAGACATGACCTGCCTAAGCCCCTCAATCCGGATAAGGGTGGGAGTTCTCCCGACGAATCCTGGCGCCGCCCCGTCCACGACCCGAACCGCAAGCCATGAAGCCCGGCGAAGTCATCTACAGCGAGGCGGTGCGTGTGGACTCGGACGAGCGCCGCCTGATCGTGCAGTGGGCGGACAGCGGCGACGTCAGCATCGTCGTGAAGTCCGACATCGCATCTCAGTCCCAGACCATCAACCTGCCACGGGCTGAGGTGAGCGACCTCGTCGCGTGCCTGACCGAGTGGCTGGACAGCACGGAAGACTGATCATGGCCACCGAGCAAGCCGACGTCGAAGTCACGCAGCTCCAACCGCCGGCCGACATGCCGCAGCCGACGCCTGAGGGCGGTGGCGAGCAGCAGCAGCCAGCGGAGAATGGTGACGCTGCGCCGAAGCTCCCGGGCTACGTCCGGGAAGAGGCGCTGCGTGAGGCTCGCGAGGAAGCCAAGCGGGTTCGGGAAGAGGCGCGCCAGTCCCAGGCGCGGCTGGCTGGCCGCCTTGACGAGCTCTACCGGCTGCAGGAGCAGGCGGCGCGTCCACAGCCCGATCAGGCGCCTGCGAAGCCCGACCCCGAGCCCGACAAGCAGAACAATCTCGCCGACTGGCTCGAGTGGAAGGCGCGTGATACCGAGCGACAGGTCCAGAGCCTCGCTCAGCGTGAGCAGCAGTCGGCGCAGCAGCGGCAGTGGCAGGAGCAGAGCCAGGCCGAAATGCAGGCGCTGGGGGCGCAGATAGCGCCGCACGTCATGAGCTTCCGCCAGCAGGTGCCGGACTACGACCAGGCTGCGCAACACGCCCAGATGACCGTGTATAATACGGTGCTGAGCAATGGCGCACCGCCGGCCCAGGCGGCGAAGATGACGCAGGACCTGATTGCGCACACGGCGAAGGTGGCATTGGCATGGGGAGTTAACCCGGCGGCGATGATGTACCAGCTGGCGGGCGCTACCGGCTACCGGTCGCCACAGCAGCCGATGTTACAGCCACAGGCACAGGCACAGGCGCCCGAGCCCAACGGCCAGGAACAGCCGCAGCGTGACGAGCAGGGGCGGTTCATTGGCGGACAGGCGCCGCGGGAGCCGCCGAAGTCGCTGGGCAATATGAGCGGGGGGCCGGGCGGGCGTGTCAGCCTGAACGACCTCGACCGGATGAGCGACAACGAGTTCCACGAGTACATGATGGGCAAGAGCAAGGGGCTGCGGAGGATACACGGGATATGAGCGAGCAGGTCGAGACGCAAGACAACGCCACCGAGGAGGCTGTCGACTTCAACAAGTGGGTGCGGCTGCTCAAGGTGAAGGACGAAGGCGGCGGTGCCTACTGGCTGTCCGTGTTTGGGGCCCCGGATCAGGACATTCCGAAGCAGACCCACCTCGTTTGGTTCCCAAACGATACACCCTAACACACATGATCTGTGCTATGTTCTCCATAACATTTGGAGGGGCACAGATGAAACGGTTAGCGGTTCTGACGGCGGCTCTGGCCTTGGCCGCCTGTGGCGAGATGCCGGGCTACAAGAGCGATGCTCAGATCCAGGCCGAGAACACGGCGCTGATCGCCGAGTTCGAGCAGGCTTGCGACAAGTTCGCGGCACGTGGCTCGGATGAGCATGTCAACTGCATGTGGCAGGAGGCCTACGCCTGGCGGCAGGGTCGGCTCGATGCCATGCAGCAGCGTGAGGCCATGTTCGGTGCCGGGATGCAGATGCTGCAGCAGGCTCAGCCGCGTCCCGCGCCGGTGGCTCCCATGCCGTGGCCGCAGTCGACCAGCTGCCGGTGGTACGGCCAGACGTTGAGCTGCATGTGATGAGAGACCAGTTCCGCCAGCGCCTCGAGAAGCAGGTTATCAAGGTAAGCCAGGACGAACGAATGGCGCTTGTGAGGCAGCACCAGGAGCTACAAGAGCAGATCCAGGGCATGGCACCGTCCTCGACGAGGCGTGATCTGACGCTGGAACTGAGCCGGATCGCCAAGCAACTTTCACTGATGCCGAAGCCAAAACAGCCATATCTGCCGGTCAGCGGGCTGTTCATGGAGGCGGCCAAGGAGATCCTGCCTGCTCATGTTTTTCGCCAGATCATGACAATGGCTCAGGAGCGGCTGGACGAGAGCGTGTCGTGAGGCAGCTGCTAGAGGCGGCCCGGCTGTTCCGCGAGGCGGCTGACGCCACGTTCTGGCGCGGCGGAGAGTTCGAGGCGGCCATCCGCAAGCTGGCCGAGGCGTGTGACCTGATGGCGGCTGGAGCAAAGCCCAATGGCGGCAACCCCAATCCACGATTCGACCCAGCCGCCCATAGTGCCGCCGTCAAGCGAGGACTCCGCAAGCGACGAGCTGCGAAGCAGGCAAGTGCTTCGTGATGCGTTCAAGCGCATGAATGTTCGCCTGGACGCCAGCGATAGTCGCACCCTTGATGAGCTCGTCGGGGAGCTGTTCAAAAAAGCTCATGCTGGCAAGGCTAGCGATCTGGGCCGGGTTTTGATTCTGGCTGCGCGGACCATCGACATTCTTTCGTTCAAGGTGCGTCAGCTCGAAGCGAAGCTAGGAGACGATGATGGCCGCTGACGACCCCAGTACCGTCGAAGAGATCGACGCCGCGATCGGCATCCTGGCCAAGAAGCGCGACAAGCTGGCTAAGGCGACGGCGCTGGCGGCGTTCCGGGCGCGGATACAGCCGTTCGTGCAGGCGTGCCTGGACTCGGCCGATGACAAGGCGTTCCGCGATGCCTTCGAGCGGCTGCGCCGGGAGGCGCAGTCGTATGATGCGCAGGCTACGAACCTGGGAAGCCGTGTTGCGTGACCCCGCTCGAGCGCCGCGTCACGGCTGTTGAGCACAAGATCGAGGCGCTGGGGCGCAAGATCGACTTCCGTGCCCAGGTGTTCATGGCGATCATGGTTCCAGTGATCGTGGTCGTGATCATCGCCATCCTGAAGCGCACAGTGTTCTCAGAGGGCTAGTGCCTGGCCCCTGTTGCAACCGCAACATTTAGTGTGTAAGTTCGCGCGCGCGTAATCTTTGCGCTAGGGCGCTGCCGCCGAATCGAGGCAGCCTCGCGGGTCACCAGCGGCATCGGTGACAAGAGGGACGTGGGCCTGCCCTTAGCCGGGCCCCTCGCTCCACCCCGGCGGCATGTGGGTGCTCGGCTGCGGAGACCGCTTCTCCGTACTCGCGCATGACTGCACCCACACATGGCTGGCAAGTTCTACGCCACCGGCGACGCCGAGGCCGCGAAAGTCTGGTCTCGGCTGCTCTCCGTGGAAATGCTCAAGTCTACCTACTTCGGAAAGTTTCTGGACGACAGCGGCGATGAGGAGAGCAACAGCCTCTTCATCCAGAAGACCGATCTCGAGCGCTCTCACGGCGACCGCGTCACATGTTACCTGCGGATGCAGGGCACTGGTCGTGGCAAGATCGAGCACGAAACGCTCGAGGGCGCCGAGGAAGCGATCCAGACTTACGCCGACAACGTCACCATCAACAAGATCCGCCACGCGTTCAAGTCGGAAGACGTCATCAGCCCTCAGCGCGTTACCTTCGACCTGCGCATGCAGGCCAAGAATGCGCTCCGTGACTGGTTCGCCGACCGCCTCGATACCTGGATGGCCAATCAGCTCGCCGGTAACACCGCGCAGACAGATGTGGCTTACACGGGGCTGCAGGCCGCTGTGGCGCCGGATGCGGCTCACATCATCCGCGGCGGCAACCAGGCCAACGACGAATCGCTGGGGTCTTCGCACAAGATCAAGCTGTCGCATATCGACGTGCTGCGCAACCGGGCCCGTACCGCCTCGGCTGGCGGCGTGCCGATCCGGCCGATCCGGCTCAAGGGTAAAGAGTATTACGTGCTCTTCATCCACCCGGATCAGGAGACCGATCTCCGCACCGATGCCAGCACGGCAGGCAACTGGTTCGACCTGCAGAAGGCCCGGTTGCAGGGCGGCGAGGGTGACGGAAACGGCATCTTCGACGGCGCCATGGGCATGTACAACAACACTGTGATCCATACCTGGGACAGGTTGCCCAACGGCGTTCACAGCTCGACCGGTGCCGCGTTCCCCAACACCAGGCGCGCCGTGTTCTGCGGTGCCGGCGCTGCGCTGGTGGCCTTCGGTCAGTCTTACGGTCGGGCTCGCGTGAGCTGGACCGAGAAGACCTTCGACTATGACGATTATTTCGGCGTTTCGGCCAGGCTGGTCGGTGGCATCAAGAAGTCGGTCTACAACTCGACCGATTTCGCCACGATCGTCCTGTCGACCTACGCTGCTACGCCTACCCCGGCCTAAGGAGGGCTGACCTATGGCCAACATTGATACCTGGCGCCGGACTGAGAAGAACCGCCCGCAGATTTCAGGCGGGGGGGCGACGCCGTTCAACTTCGGTTTCTCGCTGGCGGCTGGCACCAGTGCCGACGTCATCCGCCTCATGCCGATCCCGCGGAATACGTACGTGGTCGACCTGGTGCTGGCGATCTCGGGCACGCTGGGAGCTGGCTGCACGCTCCAGGTTCGGCGTGCCACTACGGCGCTGACTGCGGCTTCGACTGCGGCGGCGGCGAACTATGTCGGCCAGACCCTGATCGGGCATCTGGATGTGCCCAGCAGCACTGCTGAGGAAGAGCTCAACCTGGTGATCGCGGGCGCCAACGTTGCAGCCACGGCCACTGTGACCGTGCGCGGCAAGCTGGTGGAGAACCTGTGATGAAAAAGAAGCCGAAGCCGAAGGGCGGCGGGAAGCCCTGCTGAGAAAGGAAGGCGGGGGCTTCGGCCCCCGTCACCCGACATGGCCAACTACGGCGACCTCAAGGCACGGATCAAGGACGAGCTCAGCCGCTCGACCGATCCGGATATCGACGCGCAGATCGCGCGGTCGGTCAACGACGCCATCAATTTCTACAGCAGCCAAGGCTTCTGGTTCCTCGAGGTCGAGAACGAGATCGAGACCGTGAGCGGCCAGCCTGACTACGACTTGCCCGACGACTGGCGCACCGGCAGCGAGATCACCGTGACCATCACGGACTCCCGCTACCTGCTGCGCCGTCGCTCCTATAACTGGTATCGCGAGCGTGCCTATCGGGCTGCGGCCGATATCGGCCAGCCCAGCGACTATGCGATCTTTGGCCAGAGGGTCTGGCTCAAGCCGACGCCCAACGCCCTCTATGTCGTGACCTTAACTTACAATGCCGCACCGCCGGTGTTGGACCTGGAGACCGATGAGAACGGCTGGACGAACGACGCCGAGCCGCTGATCCGCACGCGGGCCAAGATCGACCTGCTCACCAACGTCATTCGCGAGGCCGACCCGACAGAAATTTCTCTTTTGCAGTCCGAAGAACTCCGCTGGCGCGGCTCGCTCGCTCGCCGCACCGCCGAGCAGACCATGACCGGGCAAGTGCGCCCGAGTGATTGGTAAATTAGATGATCCCGATGGGAGAATGGTCCCCGGATCAACCCAAATATCGCGAGCCCGGCCTAGACGTGGCGACCAACGTCATGCCGCGCGAGGACGGCTCGTATGGCCCGTTCCCCAGCCTCACGTCGCTCAGCCAGGCGCTGCCGTCTGCCTGCCGTGGCTTCGGCACCAGTCGCGCCCTGGCGGGCTCGTATCTGACCTTTGGGGCCACGGCCAACGACCTGTTCCGGCTCGAGGCCACCGGCAACTGGACATCGCTATCAAGGCCGGGTGGCTACACGCTGGACGAGCGGCAGCGGTGGCGGTTTGCCCCGTTCGGTAGCCTGTTCATTGCGGCCGGCGGCGTCGACACGCCGATCCAGGTGTTCGACGTCGAGACGGCCTCGCAGTGGTCCGATCTCTCCGCCACGGCACCCAATGCCGAGCACATGGCGACGGTCGGGCGTTCGCTGATGCTGGGCCAGACCTTCGACGGTACCGATGAATTCATGCCCAACCGTGTATGGTGGAGCGCCATCGGCAACCCGCGCGGCTGGCCCACGACGGGCACGGCCGAGGCTGCCACGGTCCAGTCGGGGCGTGTGGATCTCCAGGACGGCGGCTGGATACAGGGCATTCTGCCGGGCATCGGCGGCGCTGATGCGGCCGTCTTCGGCGAAAGCCGCATCTGGCGCGTGAGCTATATCGGCCCGCCGGCGATCTTCCAGTTCGATCCGGTCGAGCGCGCACGCGGCTGCTACGCCCCCGGCAGCATCGTCGGCATCGGCAAGCTTGCCTACTTCCTGGCCGAAGACGGCTGGTACGTTTTTGATGGCGTGCAGGCCACGCCCATCGGGGCCGGCAAGATCGACCGCTGGTTTCTGAATGATCTCGACGACTCGTCGCTCCACAATATGTGGACGGCGCAGATGCCCGAGCAGAAGACCTCCT